TATTCTAGGTAAGTCACCGCATAATTCAACTATGTCATTTCTTATTCTATCTGGTTTTCTACTATGTTCTCTACGTTCACTTACAACTAATCTATCTACGTTACCACTAATACGTTTTGGTTTACCTTTAGTTGCTAATATACAAGTTTCTGTATTTGCTCTTGTCCAATAACCTGGACCTTTGAAAAAATAATTTTTAATTCTATCTTTGTTAATCTTCGCCCAAGTGAATCCTACTGTTTTGAAAGTAAATCCCCACTTCTCTACAATAGGTATTTGTTTATCTAATAATGGATCAGTACACCACATAAACAATATACAATCTTTATCTGCAATATCATCAACAGGCATATCAGCAATATCTTTCATTGACATTGTTGGATAATGTTTTTGAGGATTTGTTTGTGCTTTAGCATTATTATAATTTTGAAAATGCCAAGGCGGATCAGCATAAATTATATTATACTTTTTATTCGGCAGCGATATCACTATCTTGAGCCTCCACAAATGTTTCTTTAATCATATTTTTTAATTTCTCTTTATCTAAATCAACTGGCAATTGATCCACGTAATTATTTACAAGTGTCATTGTATCTTCCGTACCTTCAACAACATCATCACTTACTAGATTAGCATTAAGGTCGGAGTAATCTTCTAATATTTTTAATTCGTGTACCGTTATTTTGTTATATAATCTGTCAAGCAATCTATCAAACATTTCATTGTTCTTTTTGCTGACTACAATCAGTTTTACAAATTTATTATGATAAGAGCTTATATCAAAGTCATCATAATTAACCTTATCATCATTGTAGGTAAGTTTTTTAAATATAGTAAATGGATTAGGAATGGCTTCTATCTCTCTTGTTTCTGTGTCAAATATATGAAAGTATTTTTGTTGTCCATGATCTGACCAGGTCATTTCATATTGAGAGCCTAAATAAAATATTTGACCATCATCATTTTTAGTATGAAAGTGTCCACTAAATGTTTTTTCAAATCTCTTTACAATACTCTTATCATAACCATGTGTTTGTGTTATATTTTCGTGCATATAAAAACCATTTAAGTCTAAATGAGCCATGCACACATCAGCTTTCGCTGTGTTTAATATATCAAAAGATTGTTGTTGATTTTCTGGATTGATCCAAGGTAACATTAATATATCTAAACCATCAAAGTTAACCACTTTAGGTTCTACATATATCCAAGGCTCGTTAATCCCATCAGGTGCTGTACACAACTGTTGCATTGAATTTATACTGTTGGTATTTTTAAAATAGATATCGTGATTACCTATAAGAATATGAGTATCTATTTTCATATCCCATAATTTTTGTAAGAACTTCTTCCTGAAATTATCGGCAATTCTAAAGTTGATATATTTTCTTCTATCGACCACATCACCTAAATGAATAAGTGTTTTAATATTATGTTTTTCCAAGTATGGGAAAAATACTTCTTCATAAAACTTATGCAAGAAGTTATCAAATATCATACTATCATTTCGAACACCGAAATGCGTATCGTTCAATAGAGCGATTTTCACTTGTTCATACCTACCTAATTATATAATTACTTATTTTTTTTTAATCTCTTTTGGTTCACTCGGTAATACAGTTCTTTGTAAAAACTCCAACATTTGATTCTTATATTGAGCGTCATCACCTGTTAATGAATCTAACATCATTTCACTACCTGACTTAGCAATTAGTTTTGCCTTTACATCTTGCTGTTTCTTTTCTTTTTGTATTCTTCTGATAAATGCATAGTATATAATTTGTGTAAAATATGCAAATGGATTATTAGATTTTTCTGGATTAAAGTTGCTCATGTATTGTAAGCAGTTTTCTATACCATCCGATATCATATCATCACGGTAAGTATAGTTTATAAAATTCGGTCGGTAAGATAAATGATTAGCGATCTTTAAAAAACACTCACCAATGTAATTACTTACAATTGGTTTTTTTCTGTTCTTTGCTTCTGCTTTTAAGTATTTTATACGATACTCATTCATAGCTGCCAAAAACAGTTTGTTATCTACATAATGAGGTTTTTTCTTATCTACGGTTGTTTTTGTTTTATTTTCACTCATTGATTTTTCTTCTTTCATATAACATATTATAACATTTTTATTATTAAATGTAAAGCGAGTTGTATAATTAATTTTTATTCCTAGGAATGCTTGACGGCTGTGGGATTGTATGTTATACTGACTATGTAGTCGCTTGAGAGACCACCTAAGCTAGCATACTTAATATATAAATTAATGGAGAGTTCTTTTTCCAAATCTCTTTTCAAGCATCTCATTAAACAATTCTTCTTCCTGCTCTGGACCATCTAGTGTATTATCTCTTAATTGCGTTATATCACCGCTTATTTGTACTTTGTCCATTTGATCGGCTAATTTATATATCTTGCTCATTTCTTTAACTGATAAAACAGGTTTAGCGTTTTGTTTTGATTTCTCTACTTTAGCTAAAATAACTTCATAATAATGTGAAATATTTTTATCCGCTAGGGTAATAATTAGAACCTTATCTCTAGGAATAACGAACACTTTATCTTCGGTAAAAGGCAACCAAGGTGCAAGTGAGGAATCTTCATTAATACCAAATCTTGAATGTGTGTATGCTGTCTTTAATTCTAATGCGTTTGTGATTCGTAAGAAGTCTTTATCAACTGTAATAGAACCTATAATTGTGCTACCATCAGTTAGTCTAACCATACGATATTCTTGTTTATTATCCATATTACTATTTATATATAATTATTTCTAAATATTGATTTAATCTTTAAGATTGATATTATGCATTTCATAATCAAATTCTTCTTCGGTATAAATGCTAATACGCTCTTGGAAGTGCTTTAATGTATAATTTTCTTTTGACTTATAAATTAAATCATCTGCTATGTCATATAGTGTTGCATTAATCTTATTATCTCCTAACCTTAATCCTCTACCAATTGATTGTAGATTTCTTATTCTACTTTTAGACGGACTAGCAAAGATTATGTTATGTAGATTTTTAATGTTTATACCTGTGGAAAATGTTCCATAAGATGCCACTATAATAGCATTGTTCTTTTTTTCAACGATTGCCCGAACCTTCTCTCTTTCTTCAGCTTCAACACCGCCATATATATAAAAAACCTTACGGTCTTTTTCCGCTTTTTCATTAATAATCTTAAACAAATCCTTACCATGTTTCTCTACTAATTTAAACAGTACTAAAGTATTACCTTTTATTTTAAGTGCTAAATTACGAATGAAATTATTTCTAGCTTTGCTAGCGACCAGATAGTCTATTTCATCTTGATATTTTCCACCTGACACTATTTTAGAGTTAGCCTCACTATGTTTTAGAATCAAGCATCTAACCACCAGATTACTTAACTGTTTCTTATCAATGAGTTTTTTAGTAGTTGTAACCTTATTTACAGTACCAAACAAACCTTCTAATACTAACTTGTGAGTATGAGCACCGTCTAATGTTCCTGTAAGACCAATACGATATTTACAATCAGTAAGTTTAGTCATAATTTCTGTTAATGATTTAGATTTAAATAGATGAGCCTCGTCACCAAACACAACACCAAATTGGTCAAAGTATGTTTTAGGCAGCCTATATAAACTTTGCCATGTAGATATTAATACTTTCTTATCTGTTTGATTAGAATATCCACTATATAATCTATGACAATTTTTCTTTACATTCCAACCATATGATTCAAAATCGGTATACATCTGCTCAACCAATGAGGTTGTAGGTACGATTAATAATATTCGATTGTTAGATTTATCCTTGATTAGATGTGTGTAGTATCGAATTAAGGAATATATAATGAAAGACTTGCCTGATGCTGTAGGACTTACTAGCAACGCCCTATTGCGTTTTAAACTATAATATATAGCATCTATTTGATAATCTCTTGCTTCAAATTTCTGACCTAAACTATTAGAAAACTTAGTTACTATTTCTCGATTTACCTTATTGTCTATCTCTACATCTTTACCAGATACTATATTGTATCCTCTTTCTTCAGCAAAGGCTTTGATATATGGATATAGACCAAAGTATATCTCTTTTGTTTTTCTCGAAAATAGATAAATCTTCCCGTTCCACATCCGATTGCGAAATGCGGGCATAAATTTGTATCCTGGGACAAAAAAAGTGAAGAATTCGGACAGCTCTCTTTCCACACTAGGGTCACAATCAACCGTAATGTAAACTTCGTTTTTCTTTTCTATGATAATAAGATTAGAATTGTCCTGATTGATATTCTTGATGTTCACCTACTTGTCCCTTTATCTGTATATTAAAAGAAATACTTATACGATTTCTATTAGACTCGTTTGTTGGGACCCAATGTAGCAACCAGGAAGGAAACAGTATTAGTCTGTTTGTATTTGAAGTGTAGGATAGTAAGTTTGAATTCTCGTTAGTCTTTGTTTTTTTCCTTGGTACCAGCACATCAGCGGCTGGTCTTGGGTCTTGAAAAATAATACCAGTTTTAGCATCGGAGTTTAAATAAAAAACGCCACTTAAAAAATTGTTTGAATGAGTATGAGGTGGGTGTGTTTCACCAGGTTTTAATATGTTACCCCACATATCAGTCATGTCTATATCTTTTATATCATAATTTAATTTATCAAAAACATCAAAAGCAGTTTTTCCTATAT